CGGGAAATCCCGAGCGTTGTCGTTTTCAGAGCCCATTCCGGGCGGCTTTACACGTGGCAAACCCCGCAAACCCACGTTCTACAGGGAACCATACCGCCTGCAAAGCCGTGTACGCCGGTTCGATTCCGACCCCCGCCTCCAATATAATCACCGACTTACGGCAACAAGCAGGCCACGGAAACGTGGCAGATCGCGGCGGTTAATGGGCATAAACCACTCGGGCGAGTGGCAGAACCACGCGGTCATCTTGCGCGTTTGCCGTGGACGGGAGTCGCGGCATGGCAACCAAGCGCGTGCGCAATGGCACGTGGCATTTCACGGTTCGGCGAAAAGGGCTGCTGCCGAAGCCGATCTATCTCAGTTTCGCCACCGAAGAGGAAGGCGACCGCTACTGCAAGCACCTGGAATCGCTGCTCGATCACGGCATCGTGCCGCGCGAGTTCGCCGAGAATCGCGGCAAGCCCAAGACCATCGCAAAGGCGATCGTCGAATACACCGACGCGGAGCACATATCGAAGCAGGATGCGCCAGTGCTCGAGTTATTGCGCGAGCGTGTGGGCAAGATCGAATTGACCGCCCTCACGTACGCATGGTGCTCTGAATGGGTTTCCAGCATGAAGCGAAAGGATCATCTGGCGCCATCAACCATCCGGCACTACGTCGGCGCGCTGGCCCGATGCATCGATTGGTGTTGCCGGCACGAGTACATGCCCGGCAATCCACTGCGCGCGCTACCCAAGCGGTACGCCACCTACAACGAGAAGGACGCCTCATTCCTCCCGGAGGAAGCGGAAGTGCCAGATGACGAGCCGAACGACCGGCGCCTCGAGCCCGGCGAGCACGAGCGCATCTTGCGCGTTCTGAAGACCGATTACGTGCCCGACGGGAAGCAACGCGGCCTTGCCCTGGAACACCGCGAGGCGCTGACGCTGATGTATTGGTGGGCGATCCGCGCAGGCATGCGGCTCAGTGAGATGTACACACTGACGACGGATCAGGTGGATGCCGCGCGGCGCACAATCTTCCTCGATAGGACCAAGAACGGCAGCAAGCGCCAGGTGCCGATGTTTCCCGAGGCCGTAGCCGCGTGGGAGTCGTACAGTTTGCCAAATGGTGCAAGTCGGGTGGAGTCGGAAAACTTCGTGTTCCCGTGGTGGTCCGGTGGTGACGAGGCCGAGCGGCGGCGCGTGACATCGTTATTGTCACGGCAGTGGGCGCGAATCTTCGCCCAGGCAGGGTGCGCCGGGTTGACGTTCCATGCTCTGCGACACGAGGCGACGTGCTGGGTCTACCTGAACACGCAGCTATCGGATGTGCAGATCGCCAAGATGATGGGCTGGAAGTCGCTGAAAATGGCGTTGCGCTACGCGAATCTCAGGGGCTCGGATCTGGCGATGCTGGCAGGGTAGGTGTGCTGCTGTAATTGTCGGCTTCGGCGGGAGTAGACGGCGGGGTTGCGGTCTACTCCACGTTAGGCCTCAGAAACCAGCGCATTGCGAGCGGTCAGCACGTTGGTTTGGCAACGCTCGGGCCACTCGCTGCTGAAGTGCTGCGCTATGTGCTGCAACGCTTCACGCATGCGCTCGGTCTTGCGCTTCTCGCGGATCAGCAGGTTCAACACCGCCTCGGTGTCGCGCCGCTCGCGTTCAATCCGCTGGGCCGGCGTCTCTCCTTCCTTCAGGTACTGCTCGCAGTCGGCCAGCATCTGGCGCAGCTCGCGCACGTCGCCGGTCACGCTTCCATCTGCCATCGGCTTCTCCTTCTCGCAAAGTTGGCACCCCGGCACACGGTGCGGAATGCAGGTCATCGCGGGTATTCGGGTCACTTCGGTATCCACCCAGGCCTAACTGGGCGCTCAAGCGGGACCTTCGCCGGCAAGCCGGCTCGGCCCCTTAGCTTCGACGTTAGGCATCGAGTGCCAGCGCCGTGCGCATTTGTTGCACCGTCTTCCGCAAGCGATCGGCCTCGTCTTCTGCTTCGCGCACCCGCGCATGCAGTTCCAGCAACCGGTCAACTGTCAGCTCGTTGTGCATGGCAAGCAGCGCTTGCTGCATCGGGGTCTGTTTATCCGGCTCGGTCGGCCAGTCTTTGTCTTTGCGCCAGTGGTCCACCAACGCCATTGCTCTGCTCAGATCCATTTGCAAATCCTTTCGCTGATAGTCCTGTTGATGCAGCCATTCCCAAAGAATCCGGTGAGTAGCAGAACGTCGCGGTTTTCCCGCAGCCAGCGGTATCGCGCCGCATCCTTATTCGCTTCGGTCAGCGCATCCTGCAAGTCTTCCGCCGCTCGGTCTCCTGACTTAACGAGCGCGAGCAATGCGCCGGCAAGGCTGTCTGCGTCTTCGCGCCGAATGAATGACCCATCTTCGCGCTGCGACATGCTTCCTGGGTACGCGCTGTCGTATGCTTCAATCGCTTTCATGTCTTCCTTTCCGAGCCGAGAGGCCCAACCAATCATTCCACCGGACTGCCTCCGGCAGCCGGTGAATTCAGACGTTCGGCGTCAGCACCGGGCACGATTCCATCTCGCACCACTCGCCATCGCGCGCATCAGCATGCGAGCACTGCATCACGCCGTCGTTTATCGAAAATCCCTCGTAGCAAGGGCACTGCTCCCGCATCGCCTCGAAGGCTTCCGGGTCACGGGGCATTTGCAGCCCAGCCGGTCGGCCCGGAATTACCAGCCGAGTGCCTTTGTTCTTGCACTTCCTGCACCCGCTGCCGCCACAGTCGCGGCAGTCGCGGCAGTCAATCAGTACCTTTTCCATCACCCTATCCTCTCTCCGAACAGACGCCGAACAACCCATTCAACCCGGACGCCATGCAACTCCCGTCGGATTCCTCAATCGTTCTCGCGGGCCTGCCGCTGAACTTTGCCGTTGGGCACCTCAATGAACACTCCGCGATCGCCCAGTTTTCGCAGAGCTTTGGCACACTCGGCACCGAAGGCGAGCAGCACGGTACCGGCGCCGCATCGCGACTTTTTGTGCTGGTTTTCGTTGCCCGGCACGAATTCCACGCGCCCCGCCACAAACAGCATCGCGGTCGCGGATCTCATCGCCTCTTGGCACCAACTAGCGTCGGTGCGGCTGAACACCAGCGCAATGCCGTTGCCGTGCTGAGCCATCCGCCGCACCCACAGGCCAGTGCTCGGCCCATACGGCGGGTTCATCCAAACGCGCCCGAACCACGGTTTTTTCAAGCCGTCGTCGAACACCGTGTATTTGGTGGCGGCCGGCACCGCCGTTTCGTGGTCGTGTGGACTCGCTGGGTCGAGGTCGAACTCAAGCCCGAGCGCATCGAACACCCACGCCGGCGTGTACCACTCCACGCTTTTGTGTTTCGGTGCCTCCCGCCGTTCGCCAAATATTCCGCTCATCTCAACCCCCGGTGCCCAACCCTGCGGTCGTGCGGTAGCGCCCGGTGTGTTCGCCGTTCGGCCCTGCAATTTCCATCGGTTGTATCCACCACATTTCGTTTCTCCTGTCCTACCGGTCTTCATGGGTAGCCGGTAGGAATTCATGGGTTTCCCACGGATCTCGACGCCCTCGGCATCGGCAGCAGCTTCGGCGGCTCTCGACGCCGGGTACCCCGCCCCTCGCGCGCTGCAATGACGGGCTCGCCGCGCTTGGCCTCTTTGCGCCGCGATTGCGTTTGCGCATCGGTCTGCTCGTGGATGTATGCGTCGATGTCGGCTTGGGTGAACCGCCAGCGCCCGAGCTTGACGGCGCGGATCTTCCCCGCACGCGCCTGATCGAGCAGCCAGTCGACAGAGACGCTCAGCCGCTCGGCGGCTTTCTTGGCGGTGAGTAGGCAGGGATCTGTCACGCTATCTACCCTTCTTTAGAACGCCCAAGGCGTTGACACCCATGCCGGTGCCAACATCCAGTCGGCTGGCAATCTTGACGGCGGCAACAGCGTCGGCGCCGGCTGCCATGGCGCCTAGGGCGTAGTCGCAACCCGTGCCGATCGCCCACTTGCGCGCATGCACTTGCTCGTAGCCATGCGTCTTGTCGGTGTAAAGCCAGATACGACGATCATCGTCGATGAGCATCACCGATAGATCGACAAACGTGGGGCGCTCCGCAATCTCACCACGTATCCACTGCAGGTAGGCGCGCGCATCGGCCGCGAGTCCCGCCGTGCCTACGATGTAGCGCCGGCCGTCTGGCGCAGAGACGCGGTGCACCTTTGGCCCGGTTCTGACCGGCGTATTGCCGTAGGTGCACTGCCGGTCGCCGGCAAGGGTGAGGCCATCGAATGCGATTGTCGTGATAGGCCGCCTCCGTTTAGATGTGTGTCCAACCCTGTCTCATGCGGATGGAGCGTGCCCAGCGAATCGCTACCGTCATGGCGCGATCCTGCGGAAACAGATGACAAAGACCCATGGATTCGCGTCCCACGAGCCCTTGCCGTTGATCGATTCCCATAGGCTTGCGTAGGAGTTGCACGCGAACTCCCATGCCGCGCTGTCGTCGTTCGGGAAGAAGTAGTGACGCCAGCGGCTACCGACCGGCTCGATTCCTTCGGCAACCGCATCGCGCCCGCTGATGTCGTTCAGCCGTTCGACCCTGATCTCGTCGATCTCGAGCAGGATGCGCGAGGCCCATCGCGGCATGAACATGCCCGGGCGCAGCCGGCCCGCCCAGTTAGGCATCGAGGTCGGATAGTCATCGTCATTGACGTACTGGCCGCTGTCGTCGTGCGCGCGCGAGCCTCCCGCGGCATACATCACGGTGAGGCCGCGCTCGTGCGGTAGATTGGCAGGCGCTGTCAGGTCGTGTGCCCTGGAAACGCGCCACGCCTCGCGCACCCATAGTTTGTCGCCGGGCTCGCCGTATGGGCAGGCGATGCGTTCGCCCGTATGCGTATGCCAGATGCAGCTCTGCTCAGGAATCGTGTCGCCCGCGTTGGTTCGCCCGCCGTTGGGGCCACCGATAGGCATCGGCTCCCACGTGCCGAGCGGGTTGCCGTGTGGCACCTTCACCTCTCGCCGCGTCTGCGTCTTGGTGCCGGCGAGTAGGGCGCAAACCATCGGCGCGCTGAACAGGATCGGACGCTCCCGCACACACCGGCATGCCTCGCCTCTGGTGCACGTGTCCTGCTCGCGGCACAGTGACTTGGCGCAGGCGATCATGGCTGGGGCTCCGGATACCCGTCATGGACGACCCCGGATGGAATGACAACCCGTCGAGAAAACGTATGGATTAGGTTGATGGAAGCGCTAATCGCGATCTTGTGTTCCAACTCGCGCCGCCGGGCTTCGCGGTCGATTTTGTCGCGGGGGGTGGTCATGCCACCTCCCTCGGTGCCGGCAGCAGTTTCGCGTCGGTCGCGTGCTCGAGCACGGTCTTTCCGCTCGGCAGCAGCAATTGCCCGAGGAACGCGCCCTCGAACGACAGCACGCCGGTCTCGATCGCGGTGATCTGCCCCTTTATCCAGTCGCGCAGGATCGAGTAGACGGCGATGCTTGCAATGTCCATTGCCTTGCGCTCGTGCTGGGCCTTCGTCATGCGCTGACGCGGCCCGATCGGATGGGCCTTGAGCCAGGCCATCGCGTAGCCCTTGGTGGAGGCTTTCACGCTGACCGGACGGCCGCGATATTCGAATTGCACAAGCAGTTCGCCCGCCTCGTCGTCGATCATGCTGCCGAACTTGGAGCAGCCGAACGCGCGCAAGAGCTTCTGCATGTCGCCGAGCGCGCGTTCGCCGCTGGTGGCGGATTCGTAGGGTAGAGTCATATGGCGCGTCATTGATCAGTTGAGCGCGGCACCATCGCGCGGCTTGCGCACGCCGCGCTTCTTTTCGCCTTCCGGGAACGGCCAGCCGTCGGCTGATCCAACACTGTTCTTCGTCGGATCGCCGGCCTTGTCGAACGCCGGAGTGTCGCCGACGGACTCCGCTTCCGGCGGCGACAGCGTGACCTCGATCTCAGATTGAATCAGCGAGCACAACCGGCCGTTCTGCTCCTCGGTCGGATGCGCCATCGCACGGAACGTGATAACCACTGTGCCGCCCTCCTGACAATCGAGACGGATTTCGTCAATGTCGACCTTGAGCACGATATCCGCCTTGCCGCTTACGCCGTAGGGAATTTCGATGTCGTAGCCGACACCCTTCCAGTCCCATTTGAGCGGACCGCCGAGCGCCGAGAAGCGCAGCGCCGTCAAACCGTCCGCAGGTGCCGCGGCCTCGGTCGGCTTGCCATCGATCAGTTCGCCCTGCTCGGGTTGCTTCGGGCGCACGTTCGAGGCGTTGTCGTTGCGCACGTAGAGGGCGGACTTAAGCGACGGATGGAAGAACGCCAGGCAGTCGTTCGACAGATTGGCGGTGATCTTCATGTAGCTCACCGGCACGCGATCTTCGCCGTGGCATTCCGCATTGGGCGAGAACGAGATGAGCTTGGCGCGCTGCTTCCAGAGTTCGAACATTGCGGCTCTTTGTGTGATTGGTTGTTATTCGCCCGCCAGTTGCGCGCGGCGGTCACGGTACTGCTCGGTCAGTTCGGCGCGCTGCGTGGCGTCCTCGATTTCACCGAGCAGGTCGGCAACGATATCGAGCACGTCAACGTCTTTGGCCTTCTGGATCTGATCGGCGATCTTGGCGTAGGTAGGGCGGTCGTCTGCGGGCTGCGCAGCGGCCTTGAGGGCGGCGAGCCGCGCTTTATAGGCATCACCAGCCGCCGCCTTGTCGGCATCGTTGAGGCGCGCAGCGTGTGCCGCCGCTTCCTCCATCTGTTCGCGCGTCGATGCTTCTGCAATCGCCTGTAGCACAACATCGAGCGATACCGGTTTTTGCTCCGCGTCCTTGCGCTTACCTGCCCCAACACGATCCTTGAATGCGGCCGTCTTGCTGGCGGACTTCTCCTGCTGCGGCTTTTCGATCACTTCGGCGTCGCCCATGAATCGCTCACGCGGCGGCTCGATGCTTTCCAGCTCATCCGTGGTGTAGACGCCGAGGATTGCGCCGGGGCAGTACATGCGCGCCCAGTTCTTGACCTGCAGATAGGCCAGCTGCTGCTTCGGGTTGGTTGCCCACAGCGGGGAGTTTTTTACCTTGACGCTGGCGGCACTCAGCCATTCACCCCACGTGATGTCCGTTTCGCCCTTGAGGACGGCACCGGCGCGGCACTCGACGTTTGCGCCTTCGCCGCGGTATTCGTAGTGGAAACGCCCGGCGATCGCGCCAGACTCCTGGGCAACGGCATTGACCAGTTGGGCCTCATAGCCCAGCGTGCCGTTGACCAGGTGCGTTTTCTGCCCCACGGCGAACGGGTCCATTCGCCAGCGCATCGCCTGCATGCTGACTGCCAGGCAGTCGCCGACGTTGCCCTGCAGGTGCTTGGGCACCGTGGCGCGGCCGGATGCCATCATTTCGGCAAACTTCACGACGCGGGAGAAATTGGCGTCGTTCAGGATCATGGCGGTGCTGCTGACGGATTCGTCGGACTGTTCTGCTGTCTGCAAAGCGGTGACGTTACTCATCGTTCGACTCCTTCTTGGTGCGCGGTTTGACGTGCTTGAGTTGGACATAGGTCGAGTCCTCGACCGTGTAGCCCTTGCGGGTGATCTCGCGGCGCTCGTAGCGGCTGCCGTCAGGTAGCGTCAGCGTGCCGGCGTCGCCAAACGCTTTGAGCAGTTGCGCGTCGGCCGCATCAGTGACGCATTGGAGTTGCGCGATTTGGTCTTTCGCGTCCATGCGCACCTTGTGCCAGTGCAAGATGCGGTCATCGCCCTGCACCTCGATCTTGTTGATGGCCTTGTGGATCACCTTGAGCGCGTCGAGCGCGTGCGGATGATTGGGGTCAATCTCGGGCAGATCCGGCCCGGCGATGTAGCGGTCGTAGAAATCCTTCGTCGTGTCGACGATCCATTCACGGATGTCGGCATCGTGCTCGAGCGGGTATAGGCGCAGGTCGTCGCCGCCGAAAAAAGCCGCAACGTCCCACAGCGCATAGCCGCTGAGCAGCATGTAGCCGTGCGGCTGCGGCAGATACCAGTCGGGCACGCCGTCGCTGCCGTCTTCGCCCCAGGCGCCACGGAAGTAGTAGGCCGGGCCGACGTTTTTGATTTCCAGCCCTCTGGCGAGCCCTTCATATTTGCGGTCGATGTGGCCGACGAGCCAGGGGTACATGTCGTTCGTCAGCGTGACATTGGAGCGACGCAAGCGCGTGCCGGTACGCTCGGCAACCATGTGCGCGATGACGCTCTCGAATGCGTGGCCGGCGCGCGTCTTGGCGTTGCCCTCGAATGCATGCAAGGCATTGCGCTTGCGCAGCACCAGCTCGGTTGGCGTCTCGTAGCGGTTGAGGCCGGCGATCGTGGCGATCTCGGAGACCGAGACGTGCGCCTTGCGTGCCTCGATCTGTTCAGCGGTCAATGACATGTCACCTCCAAAACAGCCACCACGCGAGCGGCAGCCAGAAACAGAACACGGAAACGCAGGCGGCGTAGCAGGCGGCGCGGATCACGTCGCCCTCGTAATCGTCTCGATCAGGTCCGTTCCGATCAGGATCACCAACAGGACCGCCGAGACGATCGCAATCAGGCGGTCCATCTGTTCCGGGGTAGGGCGCGTCATGCGTTGTCTCCATCAGAAGTTCCTCACGCCGCTGGGTGGGGTGGGGCGGTTGCCGGGTGGTTCCTTGAAGTCGGCCGACGGGTAGCTGTACAACTGCCCGCCGCTCCACTTGATCCACACGAAGTCGCCTTTGATGAACCAGCAGCCGAATACCGTGTGACCTTCGGTGTTGCGACCGTAGGCCAAGCGAAGCTGCTCGCTCGACGGGCAGGTTTCTGAGGTGATGTAGATGCCGCCGCCGCCCTTGTTGGGCACCATCAATTCGATAGCGAACACTTCGCTCGAGGCCAATGCGCCGAGGAGCAGGACAGTCGCTGCGGCGCCGGCAACGCTGGCGGTCATCTTCATTGCGGCACCTCCAGTGCGCGGACATGCGTGATCGCGGCCGACAACTGGACGGTGTTGATGATGTTGCCAATGCGGGCCAGCTTGTCGTCGGCCGGCGCCGTGCCGCGCAACACCGCCTGGATGTCGAACAGCGCGGCGGCATTGGCGTTGTCGTCGTGCCGGGTCCAGTCGTCGTCGACGCCGCTGTTGGCGTCGCGCAGATAACCGGCGAGTTCGAGATCGGCGTTCATGCCGCCCCTCCCGTTTCCGCCACCCAGCCGGTGGCGTCGGTATGTTCGTAGACGTCTGCGATGCTGCTGTCGGCCAGTTTGGTGCCTTCGATGACGCGCAGATCGGCGCGACGACGCGCACTGCGCCAGATGGCGTCGCGCACGCGCTGCTCGGCGGTTTTGTCGGCCGGTGGTAGTTCGGCAAGGGCTGCGGCGAGTTCGGTGATGCGATCGTGCTCGGGGTCGGGTGCGAGCCCGCAGGAGGCCCGAACGGCGATGTAGACCTGCGCTTCGTGCAGCAGGGCGATGAGTTCGGGTGCGGATTTCATTGGGGCGCCTCGACAAACTCACCGCTCGCGTCGAGCGAATACCAAACCATCGGCTTGAGTCCGTTGTCTCCGATTTTGCTCGCACGGATGTGCACGATTGCTCCTTTGTCATCGCGATGCGTCAGCACGATGGCGCTCCCGAGTGGGGCGCGTGCCGTGCTGTCGCTGCCTAGCGCGATTGCCACGGCATACAGGAGCGCGCCATCCTCGGCGGGCAGGATCTGACTGGTTGAGTTATCCCCGGTCGTCAGGCTGGCCGAGCTGTCGCCCGTGGCACTGCTGGCCGAGCTGTCGCCCGTGGCACTGCTGGCCGATCTGTCGCCCGTGGCACTGCTGGCCGAGCTGTCGCCCGTGGCACTGCTGGCCGAGCTGTAGCCCGTGGCACTGCTGGCCGAGCTGTCGCCCGTGTCGTGAGCATCTTTTGCCGGCTCGCACCGGGATTTGACAAACTCAAACGCCGCGGTGATCAACGCGGGGATGCCGATTTCGGCTTTAATCGCGATGCGGCTGCTGGCAATCTTCGTATCTTCGTCGTGGCGACTGAGCGCACCAGACTGCTCGACTACAGCGAACCTATTTCCGACCGGGCTGTAGTAGCTAAACACATCGAGCGGATGTTCGCAGGCGTGGAAGCCATTTCTGCAAGCCTCGACCGCCCCTGTGTGTTCATACGACTGGCCGACTGCGTACTGAAAACCGCGGCATTTCCAGTTGGCATCAAAACCTTTGTAGGCCGTGACGACCTCAGCGGCTGCCTCTTCTTGCTGCACTTGTTTGTCCATGCGTCCCCCGTGCGTTTCTGGTTGCAGGGGCAGGATTCGAACCTGCGACCTGCGGGTTATGAGCCCGCCGCGCTGCCGCTGCGCCACCCTGCTGCTGTCGTTACCCACCGGTCCCTGATCCGTCCGCCTCGGTCCTGTCGCGGAGCGGGTGCCGAGGGGCGGGGGGAGAGGTGATGGGGTAAGTATCAGATAACTGATAGTCCGTGTCAACAGAATCCTGATTAATTCAGGCAAAATAAAACCCGCACGGGGCGGATTGCCCGACTACGACGAGGAGAGGATCAGATGGAGAAGATCGGGATTCGAATGACGCTGGCGAGCGGAGTCAGTGCGCCGTTCCAGAATCCGGCGCGGCCGTGGTTTCGACTGTCTTCCACTTGCGCAGGGTCGCGAAGAACTGATGAACCTGATTGCCGGCGATCTGGCGATATTCAGGACCACGATTCGCCAACGAGTGAAGGCTTTGCTGCTCGATCGCAGCAATCAGGGCCAGCCAGTCGCCGTCGCTTGCTGACAGACGGGCAATGACGCTCTGGAGTATGGCCTCCTGCGCGAAGGCGCGCGCCTGCATTTCGTCGATGAACGGCTGCAACTGGGCGATGAGGTCTTCTACTTTCATGGGAGTCTCCGCGCAGAGGTAATCCACATCCGCCCGCAGCGGCCGCAGACGAAGACCTTGTCGCGCTCGGCGTTGATTGTCCGGAAGCGCCAGCGGTGGCCGGCGATGCGACAAAGCAAGGAGTTGAAAATGGACACAGGAACGAAGCCCCGGATCATCGAGGAGGTGCTGCGCGATGTCAGTGTTGTGCGGGACCGGATACGGAGCGAATTTTTTCAGCATCTCGGGCTGCTTTTAGCGCAGCAAGCACGGGCTGCTCGACACTCAGCAGCCCCTGTTCGAACGGTACCAGCGCTTCGCCTCGGTCCGCTTTCTCGTGCAGCGCTTGGCATTGAGCGAGCAGCAACCCGGCTGTGGCGGGCGATAGCACGGCAAGGCCCGAGGTAAGCAGTTCAAGCGCTTCGAGCTTGCCGAGCAGATATTGAAGGGTCTCGTTGTCGCTCATGTCGACTGCGTCTGATCCAAGGAAGGTGCGCAGCGGTGGCCGGGGAGGAGGCAGGTCAAGCGCTTGAGGTGTGTGCTCAGCGCTTCAGGCACTCGGCTGCCTCGTCAGCGGCGTTTTCAGCATATTGCGCTGCGTTCTTGGCTGCTTCAGTCGCATAGCCGGCTTGATTCGCGGCATCAATCGCGTGCCGCCTTGCGTCATCGGCTAACGATTCTATTTCGGAGAGTTGCCAAGCAATGAGAGAGAGGGCGATCAGAACGGTAATCCGGTAGCAAACGAGCAAGGCGGCTTTAGCGTCGGTGTTCATCACGATTCAGATCTATGGAAAAGGAAGCGGCCGCTCTAGATCTGAGCGAGCAAAACTGATGCCGCTATGCTGATAGAAAAGCACGCAGCATTGAACGAGCTGATGCGCAAATCCGAGTAAAGAACCCTATTTGTGAAGACTTGCGACAGACGCGGCGGTTGACCTGTAGCGCGCCACGCGTTGGTGATGGACCAAGCGTCGACGAGCTTCCACATTGCGGCGACGAAAGTGAACGAAGAGGCGGCGGATGTTATTCCTGCTGCCCAAGAGATTGCTTCGTTTGTGTCGATCCTCGACCAACGGAACAAGAGCGCGCCACCTAACAACAGGACAAGGCATAGCCCGGTGAGCCGCCAGGTTTTCGCTTCGTGTGCGAGTAGACCGGAAGAGGCGGATCCTGTTTCAGGCTGGTAATTGTTCACGGTTATGACCTTCGGCCTAATTTCTCGGTGGATGGCGTGGTGGTACGGTCCGCGTGCGCCAGTCTGGGAAGGCGATCACGCGCGCTTTTGCTTGGGCGGCGCCGCTGACTGTTTGGCCCATTCTTCTACCTTCGCCTTCACGGTTATCCGCCCCTCGAGATCGAGAGACTCCATGATCTCTATGACGGCTGCGATGTGCTTGTCGTAGAGAGAGTCGAACGCGACGCCGCGCTTGTTGCCCTTCCCCGTCTTCAGCCAGTAGGCGTCTACTCCAAGGGCGTGAGCCATTTCTGGCAGGAATTTGGAGTTCTGCTGCCCTCTGCTCTCGAGGGCGCCTACGAATGATTGCGCGATCTTGCATTGACGTGCCAGTTCGGCACCGGTCCAGCCCTTGGCCTCGCGCTCGGCAATGAGTCTGTCTCTTAGCGTAGTCATATCAGTATTGTGATTGCTTGTGCTATCAGACTGCTGTTGACTTGAGTAATCAGAATTCTGATAATCGCGCATGGACTGGAAAAAACTCATTGATGAGCTGCGGCAGAGCGGGCTGACCCAGGCAAAAGTAGGGGCCTCGATCGGGAAGTCGCAAGCGTGGGTTGCGGCTGTCTGCGCCGGCAAATACGACGACCTGAAGTGGTGCGATGGTGAGGCGCTGAGGCGACTTCACGCTGAGCACTGCGACATCGCCAAGGACGAAGCCGCCTGACATGCCTGCCGAAACCGCAACGCAGTGGGCTGACGCGTACCGCGAAATGCTAGGCATCCCGCGGGTGGATGTCAGGCGCTTTTCGGCTTCAGCAGCACTCGGTCTCGCACCGACTGCATCCCGGCGAGAAATTCGTCTGGCAGTGGCCGCGGCAAGGCTTCCGAGACTGCGCGCTCGTATTCGGCGTGGAAGCATGCCGCAGCGCTTTTCCGGTCTGGGTGCGTGATGAACAGCGCACGTACCGCCAGGCCGAGCGCGGCGACTTCGCCGATGAGCCGGTCGATGTTCGGCTCGCGATCGCTCTTCACATCGTTCATTGGATGCTCCTTTCTCAGGGGAAATTGAGACTAGGCATCCCGATTTTCCCATGACAGGAGTATCCGCCCCCTCCATGCCGACCAGATCCATCCTCCTCCCTCGAATCGGGCTACTCGCAAGGTCAAGCCCGGGATCGGGTCGGCGCCCCTCTGACCTCCGCGGGCTCATCGGCCTGCGGTCTTGCCGCCCGGCGAACTGTGACCGCCGGGTGGTTTTTTGAGGCTTGCGATGGCGCTTGAACGCAAGGATTTGAGACTCAAGCTCGACGCCGACACGCACGCCGGCTTGAGCCTGATCGCCGATGTGACCGATCGCGACATGGCCGACATCGTCGAGCAACTCGTCAATGAGTACGTGAAGCGGCGCATCCATGAGGCGAGTCTGATCGCCGATCGGGCGCGCCGCTTGGGCATTGCCGGGAACGGCGGGGAGTCCGTGGGGAAGATCGGGGAGTGACCGGGAATGAGCGAGCCCCACACCTTCACGCCGGCCGCGGAGATCTACGCGGATTCGCTGCGCCGGATACGCACGGAGTTTCGGCGCTCGGAGGTGATCTGGATGAGCAAGAACCTCGATCGGGATACGACCTTGAAGGCCGTCGAGCGCTATGCCAAAGGCGGGGCGAAGGACGGAAACGAACTCATGGAATTTGCGAAGGTGATGACATCATGAAATGGCTATTGGTGATCTGGTTCGCGTCGGGCGCTGTCGCGACACGCGAGATGCCGGATCGGGATCAATGCGAGATCGCGCGCTCGATCGTCGTCAAGCGGATCGACATCATGATCTGGATGAATCCTGAGCATCGAACAGCGCAGGTCGCATACTCGGCGTGCGTGCCGCGATGAGTCACGCCGTCATGACCGTCGAGCAGGTGCGGGCGCATCAGCAGCGCATTGGCCGGCGTTCGCCCCCGAATCTGATTTCCATGGTCGGCCGAAAATTCGGGAACTATGAACCTGGCAATTGCCGCTGGGCAACCATGCCGGAGCAGCAACGTAATAGGCGTAGCACGATTCTCGTTGAGCGCAACGGTGTAACGAAATGCGTGAAGGACTGGTGCGAGGAACTCGGCCTCAACGTTGATCGCATCTATGGGCGCATTCGTCGCGGCGAATCACCAGACGAGGCGCTCCGATGACTATGGTCCGCTTCACCGAAGAGCAACTTACGGCACACAGAGAACGCCTGAGAGTGTCGATGGAGCAGGCCGGCGCTCGGCAGGAAAGTGGGGGTAGCGAAGCTATCACGCTGCTGCTTCCTTGGCCTGTTTCGGCCAATAAATACTGGCGATCGTTCGTCCCGAAGGGGCAAACACGTGCTCTTGTGGTGCTGTCGGACGAAGCGAAGGCGTACAAGGTCAAGGTCAAGGCAATTGCGCGTGCGGCAGGGATTTCTACGCCGATCACCGGCCGTGTGGAGCTTGACGTTCGGTTGTACCCGGCGCGACCTAAGGATTGGGTCAAGCGCGCTCAACGCGATCCGGGCGGGTGGGACAACACGGTGCAGTCGATCGATCTGGACAACGCGTTGAAGGTCACGATCGACGCGCTCAAGGACAACGTGATCGAGGACGACAGGTTCGTCTGGCGCATCGAGGCCGAACGCATGGAGCCGTCCGGCGAGGCGCGCATGGTCGTCACGGTACGCTCGCTCGCGCCGCGTGACGTGCCGCAGCTCGGGTTGGGGTTCTGAGCCATGGCCAGAATCCGCTCAATCAAGCCTGATTTCTGGACAGACGAGAAGATAGTCGAGCTTGATTTCGCGACGCGCTTGTTCTTCATCGGCTCATGGAATTACGCGGACGACAACGGAAACCTGCAGCGCTCTGCGAAGAAATTGAAGATGCAGATTTTCCCGGCCGACGCGATCGACTGCGAGCCGCTGATTCTTGAACTGATTGCTCACGGATTATTCACTGAGTACTCAGTGAGCGGAGAAAAATATCTTCATATCAACAACTTCCGAAAGCATCAGGTCATCAACCGACCATCCAGGTCGCACATTCCGTCGTGTGAAATGCCTGTGGATAACTCAACGCTCACTGAGGACTCATTGACGGAGGGGAAGGGAAGGGAAGGGAAGGGAGTAAACCAAACTGCTGCTTCAAGCGGCGAAGGTGCACCAGAAGACCCGCCGCCGCGAACAGCAGCCGATCCGATCCAGTCCCGAGCGATCGAGCTTACCGCCTTGCTCCGACAGCGAGGCGCCTCGCTGCAAGCCAGCGACCCACGCGTCATCGCATGGGCCGAGCGAGGGGTATCCGATGCCGCAGCACTGAGCGCCCTGGAGGTCGCTCTGTCCCGACGGGCGGAGGCAGGCGATCCGAAGCCGGTCAACGCCGGCTACCTCGATTCGATCATCGGAGGCAATGGCAATGGCATCAGTACTCGAAAATCCGCAGCGGAACGCAGGGCCGATCATCTCGCCGAACTCGGCGGCTACGGTCCGGGTTCGCGAGCTATCGCCGGATCGGCAAAGCGCGTGGGTTGATGCCCTGTTCGGCAAGTTCGCCCGGACCTACGGCAGCACGTTCGCGAGCCTCTGGGCGGGGGTGCCGGTCGAGGAGGTGAAGGCCGAGTGGGGCGCTTCGCTGGGCCCCTACACCGGAGCGCAGATCGCGTGGGCCGTTGAGGCCTGCAAGCGCGAGCACGACGCAGCGCCGACGCTGCCGAAGTTCATTCGGCTCTGTCAGCAGGCACCGCGGGCAGAGCGGATGCCATTGCTGCCGGACAATGGCGTGCCGATCCCACCGGGGGTAGCCGCGAGGCTTAACACGGTGAGCCACAAGCCGCCACCGCAGAGCCTAGAGCAGCGCGCGGCATGGGCGGTACGCTTCCTGGAGCGTGTGGCCAGCGGAGAGACTTACCGTGGCGCTCCCCTGCCGTTGTCGTGTGAGCGCAACGCGTGCGAGGCGCTGACGGCCATCGGTGCGCGGCATCTTGCGCCGCCGGCCTACGTGGCGATGCATCGGCCGGTGTGGGCCGCTGGGCAGGGGTCGAAATGAGCCGGCTGCACGACGCATGCCACGCGCCGGGCTGCCCGCTGCCTGGTGCGCTGTCCGACGCAACCAACGGCGCCGGACCGTTCGCGTGCTACCTGCACTTCGGCAAGCCACGCGATCAGCATGACGCGATCACCGGCAAGATCCGCCAGCGCGATGCCGTGTGGCGGGCGATGCGCGACGCTGCCGCGATGGATCCGTGGCTCGAGTGGCAGCCTGTCGCGCGCCACGCGCTACGCGATCACCCGGATCTGCAACCGGGCGCCGACGAGGGCCGCACGGCATGGCTCATGCGCGTGCGTGGAGTCATGACGCGCCAATGCGCCGTGACGCAGGCCGATGTCGATGCGCAGATGAGACTCGATGACGAACAGGTGCCCGATCTCTGATGGCGCACTACATCATCGTTCGGCTTAATGATAAAAATCGCCGCATCGGGCAGGGCCATCATCGTGCGCGGCTGTCGGATGCCGATGTGGATCTGATGCGCGACCTGCACGAGCTGAACGGCAAGCCGTATCGCGAGCTGGCTGGGCAGTTCAGGGTGAGTTTCTGGACGGTTCGGGCGATTTGTCAGTATCGGCGCAGGGCGCAGACGGTTGTGATGGTCAAAGCGGTTATGGTTAAGAAAGTCGATGATGGTAGCGAAAAGTAGAGGGCTGACTGCCAAGCAGGCGCGCTTTATCGACGAGTACCTGACGGATCTCAATGCGACGCAGGCAGCGATTCGCGCGGGGTACAGCGCGAGAACGGCTGACAAAATCGGCCCGGAATTGCTAGGGAAAACCAGAGTTTCAGAGACGCTCGCTGCCCGCATGCAGGCACGCGAGAGGCGAACCGAGATTACACAGGATCGCGTGCTGCTCGAACTGTCTCGATTGGCTTTCTTCGACATCAGGAAAATATACGAGCCGGACGGGTCGCTGAAGAAGGTCACGGATCTCGACGATGACACCGCGGCTGCGATCGCCGGCATCGAGGCGATCGAAGTTGATACAGACGGTCGCCTCGTCGTCACGAAGAAGTTCAAGTTTTCAGACAAGAACGCTGCGCTGACCAACGCGATGCGCCACCTCGGGATGTTCGACGACAAGCTGAACCTGAACGTCACGGGTTCTTTGGCCGAAAGGCTGGCGCGGGCGCGGGCGCGGAACGGGGCGTAGAGAAATGACTAGCCGTGACAGCGTTGTTGAGGACGATCTGGTCGACCTCGCCGGAGAGTCTGCCCTAGACCCGCTGCACTGGGTCAATCACGCCTACGATTGGGGCGTCGGAGAACTCGCCGACCATTCCGGCCCGCGCGTCTGGCAATCCGAGATCCTGGCCTATATACGCGATCACATGAGCAATCCGGCGACGCGTCATCAGCCGTGCATGGTCTCGGTCGCGTCAGGCCACGGGATCGGGAAATCATCGCTGATCGGAATGATTGCGAACTGGGCGCTCTCGACGTGCGAGGATGCGCGCGTCGTCATCACGGCCAACACCGACACGCAGTTGCGCACCAAGACCAGCCCCGAGGTCGGTAAGTGGCAACGCCTGTCGATCACCGGATACTGGTTTGATGTACAGGCGACGAGTATATCGGCACGCGCCAAGGACCACGCGAAGACTTGGCGCGTCGACTTCGTCCCTTGGAGCGAGAACAATACCGAGGCGTTCGCCGGCCTGCACAACAAGGGCAAGCGCATCGTGCTCGTGTTCGATGAGGCCTCCGCCATCGCCGACAAGGTGTGGGAGGTCGCCGAGGGAGCGCTGACAGACGAGGATACCGAGATCATCTGGATCGCATTCGGCAACCCGACGCGCAACACCGGGCGGTTCCGCGAGTGCTTCCGGCGATTCAAGCACCGCTGGCACGTCCGGCAGATCGACAGCCGTTCGGTCGAGGGGACAAACAAAGAGCAGATGGCTGCGTGGGTCAATGATTACGGCGAGGACTCCGACTTTGTGAAAGTGCGTGTCCGCGGCATGTTTCCGGCTATGTCTGCGAAGCAGTTCATCAGCGTCGCCGACGTGGATGCCGCGTTCGGTAGGTCGTTGCGAAAAGAGCAGGTCGATTTTGCGCCGAAGATACTTACTCTCGATCCTGCTTGGGAAGGTGATGACGAACTGGTGATCGGGCTGCGGCAAGGGCTTCTGTTTCAGGTGCTGCGCACGATACCGAAAAACGATAACGACGTGACAGTAGCTACGCTACTTGCCAATCTCGAGGATTCCCACGAGGCCGATGCTGTTTTCGTCGATGCCGGCTATGGCACAGGGATCGTCTCGGCCGGAACGACAATGGGGCGTACGTGGCAACTGGTCTGGTTCGCTGGCGAGTCTACGGATAGGGGCTGTCTCAACAAGCGCGCCGAAATGTGGAAGTTGATGCGCGACTGGCTCAAGGCAGGCGGGGCGATACCAAAAGACCAAGTGCTGTATGACGATCTGATCGGACCGGAAACCGTGGCGAGGCTGGACGGGAAAATACAGATAGAGTCCAAGGCCGACATGAAGCGGCGCGGCCTGACATCACCAAACCGTGGCGACGCGTTGGCGCTTTCGTTCGCGTTCCCCGTTGTCAAGCGGGCAGACGCCGTTCTGCGCGGTCGTCCCGGCCAGCGCCGCGAGTACGACCCTTTCGCCGATTTGCAGGGCACATAACGCCGCGCCTCGCCTAGACAATCCGATCGGAATCAATCCGATCGGGCTATTGCCATGGCGTCTGCGCTCGACTCAATCCTACAATACCTGCCTGCCAACGTCAGGGCTGCGGCTCTCGCCAATGAGGCGCTAGCACTGCGGTCCATCACTCCGTCTGCGTCGCGGGCCTCGGGCCTGGCCATCGACATGGGCGGCGATGACGCCGGACTCGGCGTGCTGTCCGGATTCGACGGCCAGAAGACCGGCAACCAGTTCACGCGCGACATCGGATCGACGTTTCAGGGGCAGGCTCTGTGGGATGCGAACAATGCGGGTAACGCACGGCAGCCGTTCGACATCAACACCGACTTCAACGACCGGAAACTCTGGAAACCCGGCGCGCGTGAAGCGGTGCTTGGCTCGGCCACGTTTGATGACAAGCTGGGCCTGACGGTCGATCCGTCCGTCGTGCAGAAGTTCGGGCTTTCGCCCAAGGCCACGTTCATGGACCGCCTCGTACCGGCGCTGATTCTGGCTGCGGCCGGCATGGGCGCGGGGCAAATGTTCAGCGCGGCGACATCTGGCAGCGGATTCCTGCCTGCCGGCGGCGCTGGATTCGATTCGGCGACGATGTTCAGCGGCGGCGCTGGTGGCACGACTGGCGGGGCGGGCGGCGCTGTTGCGGGCGGCGGTGGCGGGGGCAATGTGGCTGGGCGGGTTGCCGGGAATTCTGTTGGCTCAATTGTTCCCGGTGGCGCTTCAGTACCAACCGCGATTGGCGCGGCGAACCCCGCGATTCTTGCCGAGACTGCAGCCGAAGCAGCATTCCTTGATGGGCTGTCTGGCGCTGCTGCTGGCGCCCATGTCAATGCTGGTTCTCCGAAAAGCGCGGTTGATACGCTCCGCGATCTGTACCAGACCGTCAAACCCGTCAAAGACGTGCTGTCCATCGGCCAAACCGTCGGCTCTCTGGTGCAAGGTGCGAACGCATCGGCCAACGCCAAGGACGCGGCAGCCAATCAGGAGCGCGTAGCTGAGGAGCAGTTGCGCCAGCAGCAGACCGCGTTGCAGGAGCAGCTTCGCGTCGCACAGCAGGCCCAGTTGCAGCAACAGGCCGCGCAGGAGGCGCAACTCAAGGCGCAACAGGCAGCCTATGCCGAGCAGTTGCGCCAGACGCAGGCGATGGCGGCGTACCAACAGCAGGTGCAGGCGCAACAGTTGGCGCAGCAGCAGGCCAATTTGCGATTGCAAGAGGAGGCGCTGCGCCGGAACAACCAGCGCCAGCCTGATTTCGCGTCGATCCTCGACAGCAATCGCCGCAGCGGCGCGCAGGGGCAGGCTGGCACCATGCTGACCGGGGCAGGCGGCATCGACCCACTGACGCTGCTGCTCGGGCGCTCGACTCTGTTGGGCGCGTGACGATGGCCGATACCAGCACGACCGATCTGCGCCGGCTGTACCTGCAACGATGGGCGGCGCTCAAGCAGGAGCGCGCCTCGTTCGACTCGCACTGGCGCGAGATTGCGCAGTTCCTGTTGCCGCGCTCCGGGCGCTTCTTCACGCAGGACCGCAATCGCGGCGACAAGAAGCACAACAACATCTACGACTCGACCGGTACGCGCTCGCTGGAAATCCTGTCGGCCGGCATGATGTCCGGCATGACCAGTCCGGCGCGGCCGTGGTTCAAGCTCGCCACGCCGGATCAGGATCTGAACCGCTACGGCCCGGTGAAAATCTGGCTCGAGGAGCAGACGCGGCTCATGCGCGACGTGTTCATGCGCTCGAACACCTACCGCGCGCTGCATTCGATGTACAAGGAACTCGGCGCGTTCGGCACCGCAACCAGTCTGGTTGTCGAGGATTTCGAGGATGTGATTCGCCACTACCCGCAGACGGTCGGCGAGTATGCGATTGCGACCGACTTCCGTGGCAACGTCTCGGCGCTCGGCCGGGAACTCCAAATGACCGTGGGAAACATGGTGGCGCAGTTCGGCAAGGACGCCTGTTCGCTGACCGTGCAGCGGCTGTGGGATGACGGCAAGGTGGATGCGTGGGTCGATGTCGTGCACCTGATCGAGCCGCGCACTGACCGTGACATCCGCCGCAAGGACAGCCGCAACATGCCGTTTCGCTCATGCTATTTCGAGCCCGGCAGCGATTCCGAAAAGGTGCTGCGCGAGTCCGGCTTCGAACTGTTCCCGGCCATTTGCCCGCGGTGGGATGTAATCGGCAGCGACATCTATGGATCGTCGCCCGCAATGGAAGCCCTCGGCGCCGTCAAGGGATTGCAGCAGGAGCAGTTGCGCAAGGCGCAGAGCATCGACTACATGACCAAGCCGCCGTTGCAGGCGCCGACCAGCATGCGCAACATCGGCGTCGATTCGCTGCCGGGCGGTATCAGCTACTACGATGCGGCCACTCCGCAGGGTGGCATTCGCACGCAGTTCGAGGTGCGGATTGACCTGAGCCATCTGCTAGCTGACATTCAGGACGTTCGGCAGGGGGTGCGCTCGGCGTTCTATGCCGATCTGTTCCTGATGCTTGCCAATCAGACCGATGCACGCATGACCGCGACAGAGGTCGCCGAGCGGCACGAAGAGAAGCTGTTGATGCTCGGCCCGGTTCTTGAGCGGCTGCATAACGAGATGTTGGACCCGAAGATCGACATCACCTTCGCGCGCATGCTCAAGTCCGGTATCGTCAAGCCGCCGCCCGAAGAACTGCGCGGCATGGATCTGAACGTCGAGTACGTCTCGATGCTGGCGCAGGCGCAGCGCGCGGTCGGCACCAATTCCGTGGATCGATTTGTCGGCAATCTCGGCGTGGTCGCGCAAATGAAACCCGACGTGCTGGACAAGTTCGATGCCGACGAATGGGCCGAAGCCTATAGCGACATGCTAGGCGTTGATCCAAAGTTGATCATCGGTGGCGAGCAGGTCGCGCTGGTGCGACAGCAGCGTGCGCAAGCACAGCAGCAGGCGGCGCAAGCCGAACAGGCCAATATCCAGTCTCAGACCGCGCGTAACCTCGGCAGTGTTGATCAGCAGGCCATGGGTGACGTGATGCAGATGTTCAGCGGCTACTCGACGCAATAGGGGTGAGATGACATGAGCGGGTACAGGATCGACAAAGGCGTTCCGTTTCTCGTCAATGAGGCGGGGCAGATCGTCGGTTATGTGGATGAGCGCGGCATCGAGCGGTCGTCATGGCTCAGCGACGGAAACGCAGGCGATGTTCTTGATCATCGCGTAATTGGCGACGTGCAATCCGTCAGCACCGCAGACCTAATGTTGCAGCCGATCAACTCAAATGTGATTGAAGTCGTTCCACCAAATCCGTACCCATCCCAAGCAAACGCACCGGTACATCCATCTTTGCTGTACTTCAAGAGAGGATGGAACGGATATCGTTACTGGATGGCTTTCACACCCTATCCTGGCAGCGACAGCCAGTATGAGAATCCGAGCGTGGTTGCATCAAATGACCTGCAGACGTGGGTTGCACCGGCAATAAACCCGCTTGTACAAAAGCCGTCTGGCGCCAGCAACTACAACGCCGATCCGCACCTCTTCATGTCTGCGGACAATGCGGTCATGTACTTGGCGTTCCGTGAGCGGATCATCGGCGGCAACAACAACGTCAAGATGATGCACACCTCTGACGGCGTGAACTGGACGCAACCGGTCACGATCATTTCAGGCGCGCAGGGTTCCGTGGATTACGGCAGCCCGTCAATCTGGTGGAATGGGACAGGCTGGACGATGATTTCGCATCAACTCGATGCCAGCGCACCGTGGCCCGTGCGTCGCAACGTGTCAAGTACGTCAGATATTTACGGCGCTTGGGGGGCAGCAACGACCGTCACGATTCCTGCGTTCAGCGGGCAGGCTTGGTGGCACAGCTTCCATGCTCGTATGCCAAGCGGACAGATTGTCGCGCTGTTCCAGGACAACAACCAGAGCGCTGGCGCTGCCGGTTCGCTTTATATGGCGGAGAGCGGCGACGATGGCGCGACGTATTCGCTGACGGGCCCTGTTTATTCTGCCGTGACGAAATACAGGTCGTGTTTCGCTGTTCGCATGGATTCCTCTGGCCCCGTGCTGGACATCATTGCCGGCGATCTGAGTGTGTTCAAACTGTATTCTTTCGCCGCCAAGAGTGGCGCTCGTGCGCTGCGGTCTTCGGGGCTGGCGCGGCATTCATCCGCCTTGCTCGCGCCGACGAACCTTCAGCCAGGCGTGCTGTGGGCCGACACATGTACTCGCGCTGATTCGGCGGTGTCGCCCGGCACAGCGGACAGCGGCGGCACCTACACCGTATCCAGCGGAACGTGGGGCATCAGCACGAACAGACTATATCCGGTTGCAACGGGCCGGCTGCTGGCCTCTGCTGGAACCGCAAATCATGCTGCTTCTGTCGCGTTCGTCGACATGACGACATCAATCCAGCAATGGCTTATCTGTCGAGCAGTCGACGGGTCTAACTACTGGCGCGTTGGATCACTTAGCCCGAGGGCTGCCGGCGCTTCGCTTGTTACGTTGCAAAACATCGTTAGCGGGTCCGTTGGCACTGTCAGCAAAAGCATTGGATCGATCCAGCGTGGCGACGTGCTGACTGCCGAGGGTGTTGGCGGCCTGATCAGAATCTACGTCAATGGCGTTCCGATTCACGAGGAGGTTTGCATCACGTCCGCAGCCGGGACGAGCTTCGGCATTCAGGCCAACGCCGGTGCAAATACGTTCTACCGGAACCTGACCTGCATTCGGTCGGATCAGTAACAGATCGGTCCGCATTGCTTCGTTTTGCATCTGGGTGGATGGGCACATAACGCCCCTGTCCTGCCGTATTTTCCGCGCATGCAGGATTACGACCCGTTCGATCTGGAAGGACAGGCGGCATCAGCCGCTCAGCGCAAAAAGCAGGACGAACAGCGGCGCAAGGTGTTCGTCGAGGATTTGCGATGGCTGATGGGTGGCGGTCCGCGCGGCCGGCGCATCGTGCATTTCATCCTGTCGATGTGCGGCGTATGGCGAACGAGTTTCACGGGGAACAGCGAAACGTTCTTCCGCGAGGGTGCCCGTAACGTGGGCCTCGCACTGCTGCACCCTATTACTGCGCACTGTCCCGACGACATGGCGCTGATGCTAAAAGAGGCCCGAGAGAATGAGCGAAACGGCAGCAACGGAAACAACGGCGACGCCACAGACTGACACGGCAGCGGCGCCTTCGTCTGCGCTCGAATCCGTCACCGCGACGGCAAGCGAGACGCAGCAGCAGCAATCCGCAAACCCGGAGGGCGAGGCCGAGGCCAAGCCTGCCGAGTACGCGGAGTTCAAGCTACCCGATGGCATGGCGAAGGATTCGAAGGACTTCACGGATCTGGTTGCCGTAGCCAAGGACATGGGCCTCTCGCAAGAGGCGGCACAGAAGTTCATCGACCGGGAAGCGGCGGGCAAGCGTGCGCAGTCGAACGCGGTCTATGAAGCCGGTAAGGCATGGGCGGAACAGAGCGCGCAAGACAAGGAATTCGGCGGCGATGGCTACAAGGAGAATCTGTCCTTCGTGGCCAAGGCGCTCGACACGTTCGGCACCCCCGAGCTTGGGCAGTTGCTGAAGAACACTGGTCTGATCAACCACCCCGAGGTGCTGCGGGTGTTCTTCCGGGCCGGCAAGGCAATCAGCGAGGACAAGGTGCTGACCGGCGCGGCGGCTTCCAAGGAAGCCCCCAAATCCGCGGCGCAGCGCATGTACCCGAACATGAACCCCTGATCCGTGAGGTAGTCAAATGGCAACTCTTTCCACCGGCCAGCTTACCCTGGCAGACGTATCCAAGCGAACCGACCCGAACGGGAAGGTTTCCCCGATTGCTGAGCTGCTTTCGCAGCGTAACGACATCTTGGAAGATGCGGTCATGGTCGAGGCCAACCAGCCGACCAGCCACGTCGTCACGATCCGCACCGGCCTGCCGTCCGTCTATTGGCGCCAATACAACGCGGGCGTCCCGTCCAGCAAGTCCACCACCGCGCAGGTGACGGAGCCGTGCGCGATGATGGAAGCGCGCTCCCACATCGACGCCAAGCTGCTCAAGCTCAACGGCAACAGCGCGGCCTATCGCTTGTCGGAAGAAACCCCGTTCATCGAGGCGATGAATCAGGAAATGACCGACAAGGTTTTCAACGGCAACGTTGGCGTCGATCAGAAGACGTTTTCTGGCCTGGCTACCCGCTACTCTTTGACGACGGCCGGCAACGGTCAGAACGTCATTCTGGCGGGCGGCTCCGGTTCGGACAACGCCTCCGTGTACCTGATCGGTTGGTCTCCGGAAACCGTCTTCATGACCTACCCGAAAGGCTCGCAAGGCGGTCTGGCCTCGCGCGACCTCGGCGAAGAGTCGGTTCAGGACGCCAGCGGAAACTGGTATCAGGCTGCGCGCTCGCTGTTCCAGTGGGATTGCGGCCTCGTGGTCAAGGACTGGCGCTATGCGGTGCGCATCGCCAACATCGACATGTCGGACTGGATCGCCGTTTCCGGCACGCAGGCATCGACCGCGACGACCAACGTCATGCGGCAGATGGTCAAGGCGCTGGCGCGGATTCCAAACCCGGCCTCGGCGCGGCTCGCGTTCTACGCCAACCGCTCTGTCGGTGAGGGCTTGATGATTCAGGCGCTTGAGAAGTCCAGCGCAGCCCTGTCGATTCAGGAATCGCTGACGCAATTCGGCCAGTCCGTCCAGCAACTGAAATTCCTCGGCGTGCCGGTCCGCATCGTGGACAAGCTCGGCGTTGCCGAAACCCTCGTATCGTAAGGAGCCGATGCCATGATGACCGATGCACTTCTCCAACTGTCGTCCGCACAGGCGGTAACGGCTTCTGCGGTTTCGACCAACACCGTCGATCTTTCCGTGGCGCGCGACATGGCGCCCGGCAAGCAGTTGTATGCCGTGTTCACCGTCGATACCACCGTGACGGCAGCGGGCGCGGCAACCGTCAATTTCCAGATCATCAGTTCGGCAGCCGCCGCGCTGTCTTCGCCGACCGTTCTGGCGCAGACCGACGCGATCGGCAAGGCTGAACTGACCGCAGGGCGCAAGCCCATCGTGGTGGCGCTCAACCCGTCCGTGCTGGCAGCCCAGCCGAACGGTCAGCGTTACCTCGGCGTGCAGTACACGGTCGGCACCGGCCCGCTGACGGCAGGGGCTTTCACTTGCACGATCACCGACAGCTATCCGGCAGACAAGGCATATGCCTCCGGCTTCACTGTCCTCTGATCGTAATCATGACAGGAGCATTGACCATGGCAGAACAGAAGAAGTACCGCGCCCTGCGCGAAACGTGGCTTTCGCACGAATGCCGCAAGGTCGCGGAAGGCGAGGAATTCACGACCGCATTCCCGGATGGCATGAAGCTTTCCGCCAACCTGGAATTGATCAAGGATCAGGCGGAAGCCAAAACCAAGGGCAAGGACAAGGATCCCGCAGCCTGATTGTGCAGTCTCCTTCTGGCGTGTAGGCATTGCGGGGGCCCTGTGCCCCCGTTTTTCTAGGGTGGCGAAATGAGTACCGCAGTCGATATCTGCAACCTTGCATTGTCCAACCTCGGCGACGAAGCCAATGTTGCCGCCATCGATCCGCCTGACGGCTCGGTGCAGGCATCGCACTGCGCCCGATACTATCCGATCGTGCGTGATGCCGTGTTGGCGCTTGGCTGGTCGTTCAACTTGCGGCGTGGAATGCTGGCGCAGCATGATGAGGCGCCGGAATTCGGGTGGCAATACGCCTACCCATTGCCGGCCGATGCGCTGTCCGTCCTGTCCGTGCATTCCGCTGGGTCGAGCAATGACAACGACCCGCGCGAGTTCGTCACCGAAACCGCATCCGACGGCACGGTGGTTGTCATGACCAACGAAGCCGATGCGCTGGTGCGCTATACCGTGCGCATCACAGACACACAGAAATTCCCGCCGCTGGTCGTCGTCTCGATGGGCTGGCTGCTGGCCTCTTACCTTGCAGGCCCGATCATCAAGGGCGAGTCAGGGCGCAAGGCAGCGAAGGACTCGATGGCGGAATACCTGCTGTGGATCGGAAAGGCGGGCGTGGCCGATGCCCGGCAGGTCCGCATCCGTCCTGAGCACATGCCGGAGTGGGTGGCAGCGCGCGACTTCAACGCGCAATCTGCATCTGACGCCTGGGGGCGCTGATGGCGGCGAACATCCGCAGCCTGCAAAAGAGTTTCACTGGCGGCGAGGTGTCGCCCGAATTCTGGAGCCGCGCCGACGACGCCAAGTATCAGGCCGGTTTGGCGCGTTGCCGCAACTTCATTGCCAAGCCGCAAGGCCCGGTCGAGAACCGGCCAGGCACGCAATTCGTGCGTGCCACCAAGAGCGCCGCGAACAAGTCGCGGGTGATCCCATTCACCTATTCGACCACGCAGACCATGGCGATCGAGTTGGGCGCGGGCTATTTCCGCTTCCACACAGGCGGCGCCACGCTGTTGCCCGGCTCTCCGGCGGCATGGTCCAACGTGACCGCCTACGTGATCGGCGATCTGGTCACGCAGGCCGGGACGATTTACTACTGCATCCTCGGACACACCAACCAGGTGCCGCCGAACGCGACCTACTGGTATGCGCTGCCGGCCTCCGGCGAGTACGAGATCCCCAACCCCTACGCTGCGGCCGATCTGTTCGACATTCATTATGTCCAGTCTTCCGACGTGCTGACGCTGGTTCATCCCGGCTATGCCGTTCGAGAACTGCGCCGCGTCGGCGCCACCAACTGGCAGCTATCGTCTGTCTCGTTTGCCTCGCAGCAGGTTGCGCCGGGCGGCGTGGCGGCGGTGGCCTCTGGTGGAACCGGCACGACCTACAGCTACGTCGTGACATCAGTCGACGCGCAGGGCTTCGACGAGTCCGTTGCGTCGACTGCGGCAACATGCAACGGCAACCTGTTCGCCTCGGGCGGCAAGAACACGATTACCTGGTCGGTCGCGGCTGGAGCCTCACGCTACCGCGTCTATCGCCTGTCGGGCGGGCTCTACGGCTACATCGGGCAGGCCGATGCTCTCACCTTCACGGACGACAACATCGCGCCGGACATGAGCCGCACGCCGCCGATCGCGCAGACCGTCTTTGCCGCTGCCGACGAGTATCCGGCCGCCGTGTCCTACTTCGAACAGCGGCGCGTGTTTGCCGGGTCGAACAACAAGCCGCAGAACGTGTGGATGACCAAGACCGGCACCGAATCCAACATGGATTACTCGCTGCCGATCAAGGACGACGATTCGATCCAGTTTCGCATCGCGGCGCGCGAGGCGAACACGATCCGCCACATCATCCCGCTGGATAACCTGCTGCTGCTCACCAGTGCGGCGGAATGGCGCCTGACCTCGATCAACTCGGACGCCATCACACCCAGCACGGTCAGTATGAAGCCGCAGAGCTATATCGGCGCCAACAACGTACAGCCTGCCATCATCGGCAACAACGTCCTATACTGCGCCGCACGTGGCGGGCATGTGCGCGAAATGGCCTATAGCTGGCAGTCGAGCAGCTACATTTCCGGGGACTTGTCGCTGCGAGCGCCGCATCTGTTCGACACCTACCAGATCAGCGACATGGCCTATGGCAAGGCGCCCTATCCGGTCGTCTGGTTCGTCTCATCGACTGGCGATCTGCTCGGCTTCACCTACGTGCCCGAACAGCAGGTTGGCGCCTGGCACTGGCACGATACTGACGGCACGTTTGAATCCGTCTGTGTCGTGGCGGAAGGCGAAGAGGATGCGGTCTATTTTATCGTCAAGCGGCACATCGACGGCGCTGACGTGCGCTATGTCGAGCGGCTGCACTCGCGCCAGTTCGTCGAGCAGGCCGACGCGTTCTTCGTCGACTGCGGCCTGACCTACGACGGCGCGGCTACCGCCACGCTGACCGGGCTCGATCACCTCGAGGGGGAGACCGTTTCCATCCTCGGCGACGGTGCGGTGATGCCGCAGCAGGTCGTGACGGGCGGGCAGATCACGCTGCCGGTTTCCGTCGAAAAAGCGCAGATCGGACTTCCGATCGAGGCGGATATCCAGACGCTGCCGCTGTGGATCGAGGCCGACGCCTTCGGGCAGGGGCGCAACAAGAACGTCAACCGCGCGCATCTGCGCATCTATCGGTCGTCTGGCATCTTCGCCGGACCGGCGTTCGACAAGCTGACCGAATTCAAGCAGCGCACGACGGAACCGTATGGCAGCCCGCCGAGCTTGCGTACCGAGGAAATCACGATCGACATATCCCCATCATGGGGAACCAACGCACAAGTCTGCGTGCGGCAAAGCGACCCGTTGCCACTTACGGTGACAGGCATGACTCTGGAAGTGACGGTGGCCTAAATGGACTTCGATATCGGCTCGTGGTTCGACGATTTTAGCCTCGATGATTTCGGCAAAGCCGCGCAGGTGGCCGGCGTGGCAACATCGACTATCGGCGCCTTCTACTCGACGCTTGGCCAGAAGAACGCGCTGGCGAGCCAGTCCGCGCTGGATGTAATCAACGCCCGATCCGTGTTCGCGGCGTCAGAGCAGCAACTCGGGCTTGACTGGATCAATGCGCAGCTCGGCTTCTCGTCGGTCGTCCATAACGCCAACATGGACGTTCTTGGCGCACAGATGAAAGCCGACATGATGCGCGGCGAGTCCGAAATCTCGCTGATCCGCGCCGGGGCATCGGCATCCTCCGCGATGGCGGCAGCGCAGATCGACGACAACGAAGCCTACATGGCCGAACTGCGTGCGCAGTCGTCCCTGCTGCATGGGCAGTGGGATGAACAGGATGTGCGCATGAAGTCCGCGCAGGTCAAGTCGAAGCGGCGCACGCGTCTTGCCGCGAGCGGAATCGACCTCGGCGCCGGCACTACGGCAGCCGTGCTGACCTCCGATGAGGTGATTGCAGAAACCGAAGTCACGAAGGTGCGGGAGAAGGCGCTGCTGGCTGCTTTGGGCTATCGGCAAGCGGCCGTCAACGCCGGCATTTCGGCCAACGCCAAGCGCGCACAGGCTGGCGCCACCATGGCAGCTGCGAGCCTGTCCGCCGCGCTTACCGAGTCACAGGCCACGTCGCTGACCGCCATGGCGATTGCGGATGCCGACTACAAGAAGGCCATGGCCGATGCCGGGCTAGCGAACAGCAAAGCGGCCGTCGACCTGCGCCGCGTGCTGGCCGAAGGCAACCTCGCCAACGCCGAGGCGTCCGCTGAAAGCCGTCGCACCACGGCGGACAACATGAGCCCGTGGCTGTCGGCGACTTCCTCGCTGATTTCCGGTGCCGGCAAGGTGGCCGAAAGCTGGTATCGCTACAACCGGACGCAATACTGATGGCCGGCAACCAGAACGCATCGAGGGCGCAAGCACCTGTTGCTGTGCCGCAGCGCGATTTCTACGCCATGTTGCGCCGTGCGTTGGCGGACATGGGCATCTCGGGCGGCGGCGGGGGCGGCGGCGTGACCGATCACGGTGCACTGACCGGTCTGGCTGACGATGACCACGCGCAGTACCACAACAACTCCCGCGGCGATGCGCGCTATTCGTTGCTGGCGCACAACCATGCCGGCACCTACGATCCGACCGGCACCGCAGCGGCAGCCGTGGCGTCGCACGAAGGCGCGGCGAACCCGCACCCGGTCTATCTCACGCAGGCCGAAGCGGACGCGCTCTATTCGTTGCTGGCACACGTTCACGCCAATGCGACAGGCTCGGTTGCCGGTTTCATGTCGGCGGCGGACAAGTCGAAACTGGACGGCGTAGCGTCAGGCGCGACGGCCAACAGCGCGGATGCAACCTTGCTGGCGCGGGGCAACCATACCGGCACGCAGGCGGCATCGACCATCAGCGATTTCGCCGAGGCCGTCGATGATCGGGTCGGCGCACTGCTGGTGCAGGGATCTAACATCACCCTGACCTACAACGATGCGGCGGGCACGCTGACAATTTCCGCATCGGGCGGTGGCGGTGCCGATCCCTGGACATGGGTCAAGCTCGCGTCGAACTCGACGGTGTCAACAACCGCCTTTGCCAACGTCAGCGGCATGTCATTCACGGCGCTTGCCAATACGACCTACCTGGTCGAACTGGCTGGCGCCTATCAGGCGGCGGCAACCACGACTGGTATTGCGCTGGCGCTCGACATCCCGAGCGGGACGGTGATCGGCATCAATCAGGTTGCGACCAGCGCCACGGCGGCCGGCGCTGCTGAACAGATTGCCGATGCTACGACGACCGGCGCCACGACCGGTGTTCGCGCCGCCAACACAAACACACCAATTGTGGCTCGGTGGGTCGTCGCTATCGGCGCAACGGGCGGAACGGTGCAACTGATGCAGCGGTCCGAGGTGGCGGCCTCGAACACGGTTCTGCAAGCCGGTCTGACCATCATGGGAAAAAGGGTGATCTAGCATGCCGCGCATTCCATCAGACGGCTTCTATGCCGACTCCAGCGCCTCGGTGGCGCTTAATCCGGTCCGCGGCATGTCGCCCGCCGAGGCTGCGCTGCCGGGGCAGCAGTTGCAGGAGTTCGGCGACGCGCTGACAGGCGCCGGAACGCAGGCGATGCGGATTGCCACGGACATGCAGGAGCATGTCAATCAAGTCGCGCTCATGGATGCAATGAACAAGGCGCGGGCCTCGGCGCTGGACCTGACCTACAACACCCAGACCGGTTACGAGGCGATCAAGGGCGAAGCGGCACTCAAGCGGCCGGAAGGCGCCTCTCTGCCAGACGAGTTCGCCGGCAAGCTGGAAAAATCCATCGGCGAAATCAGTGCCGGCCTGGGCAACGAACGCCAGCGGCTCGACTTCCAATTGCGCGCCAATGAAATGGTGACATCGTTTCGCGGGCAGGTGGCGTCTCACCTTGAGCGCGAGTTTCAGTCGCACGCGCTGTCCGTGGCGGATGGCACGCTGAAGCTGTCAGCCGACGATGCAAAGCGCAACTGGAATGACCCGGAGAAGGTTGCCGTCAACGTGCTGCAGGCCAAGGCTGCCGTGGTGCGCGCCGGCCAGATTCGCGGCGAATCGGCAACCGAAATCGAGGCCAAGACGCGCCTTGCCACGAGCAACGTGCATGCCGGCGTGATCGGCGCGGCGCTCGAGTCGAACAACCCGAGCTATGCGGTGCGCTACCTGCAGAAGTATTCCGGCGAGATGACGGCTGACGATCTGCTCAAGGCGAACGGCATCATTACCAGAACGATGGACTCGGCGCAGGCGAGGCAGGCCGTCGATCAGACCACCCGGCAATTCGCGGCGGACCTGCAGCCGACCGAAAAGGATCGCGCCTTCCGCATCCTGATCGGCACCGAATCGCGCGGGCGGCAATTCGACAAGTACGGCCAGCCACTTGCCAGCCCCACGGGGGCAATCGGCATTGCGCAGGTGATGCCGAAGACAGCGCCGGAAGCGGCCCGGCTCGCTGGGCTGCCGTGGGATGAAGAGCGTTACCGCACCGATGCGAAGTACAACATGGCGTTGGGCGCGGCGTACTTCGAAAAGCAGCTGCAGACCTTCGGCGGCAATCTGCCGATGGCCTATGCCGCCTACAACGCCGGGCCGGGCGCGCTCAAGACCGCGATGAAGGTCGCCAGCGCGGCCGGAAAGCCTGAGCAATGGCTATCGCTGATGCCGAATGAGACACAGGACTATGTGCGCAAGAACATGAAGGAGTACGAGGCCGGCACAAGCGCAGATTCCATGCCTTCCATGTTGACCTTCGTCAATAACGCGCTGGATCGTCTTGGGGCGAATCCGCGTCCCGAGGTGGCGCAGCTCACACGGCAGGCGGCGGAGCATCAATACCGGCTGATCGAGCAGGACCAGAAAGACCGCAAGGAAGCCGTCATAGCCAACACTATGCGGGAACTCGAGAAGAACGGCGGGCGCTATTCAGAACTTCCGGCATCTCTGCTCTCTCATATCCCGCCCGACAAGCGCGACGACATGCGCAATTACGGCAGTCGCGTCTCCAAGGGAGACGACGTGACCGCCCCGGCCGTGTATCTGAAACTGGTCGATGACAATTACCTCAAAGGGTTGTCCGACAACGCCTTCTATGCGCTGCGCGGCGAACTGTCCGAATCGGATTTCAAGCACTTCGCCAAGGCGCGCGAAACACTTCGCAGCGGGAAAGAGAAAGCGAACACGGCAGGCGATCTGAATACCGGCGCCATCAATGCCGTGCTGTCTGACCGGCTGCGAATGATGGGGCGCGACCCGACGCCGAAGGAGGGCAGCAGAGAAGCGCAGTTGATCGGGGCCATGCACAAGACGATCCGCGAGTCGATCCTGAACGCGCAGGCTGCGACCGGCAAGAAAATGACCGACGACGAGGTCGAGAAGCACGTCGACGGACTGTTTGCAAAGTCGGCGAGCTTCCGATCGACATTCCTCGGCATGCCTTATGGTGACGTGAAGTCTCAGCAGCTTTTCGGCATGACGCCGGGAGATATCCCGTCTGATGTGCGCGAGAAACTGAAGGCCGATTTCGCGGCGCGCGGCATCAAGCCGACCGAAGCCGACTATCTCGGCGCCTACTGGAAAGCCAAACTCGCATCCCGCTGACACATGAACGAAATCGATACCGGCGCTGCCGTTGATTCCTGGTTGAACGAACGCATTGACCCGGCATTCGGTGCGCGCATCAACTACGCCTTGTCGCTGGACGCGAAGCCCGATTACGAGGCCGATTTGCGTCGCGCGGCCGAGAAAACCGGCGTGCCGCTGGACTCGGCGCGCAGTTTCCCGGACGACGTGAAGAAGCAAGCGCAGATCGAGGCGATAGACTGGCAGTCGCTCGCGCAGGAATTCCCGCATACCGCGCGCTACCTCAACAACCTGGACAATGCGCGTCTGTCGCACGACGACATCGGCAATCTGACTGAGATAGAACGGGGCGTGCTCGGCATGGTGACAGAGCCGATCGCGCGAGGGCTTGCGTCCGGCAAGCGTGGCATCTCGCTGGCGATCAGCAACATGGGCTTGCTCCGAGGGCTGGATGAACAGCGGCAAGCCGCAGCGGCAGCGCACGGGCTTCGCTACGATCCGGGCATCGATTCTGCGATTCTGCTCGCGCAGCAGCAGCGCGGGGTCGAGCGCTATCCGGTCCCGCCGGCCATCGCTGAAGGCATGCAGAAGATTGGTCAGGCCAAAGGCATGGTGGAAGCCCTTGGCGCAATATTTGAGCATCCTTCTGCCGTTGCAGAGACAGCGCTGCAATCCATGGGGTCAAGCGCTCCGGCGCTGGTTGGCGCGGTCGCCGGGTCGTCGATGGGACCGGTTGGCACAGGGGCGGGCGCGGGAGCCGGCAGTTTCGCTGTCGAGTATGGCAACACCTTGCAGGAGGTGATGGCCGATCACGGTGTCGATTCGAGCGACCCCTATGCGATCTATGCCGCGCTGAACAATCCGCGCCTGATGGCGATTGCGCGCGACAAGGCGGGCAAGCGCGCGGTATCGGTGGCGACGTTCGACGCGCTGACGGCAGGGCTTGCAGGGCGCATCCTCGCAGCGGCGCGGCCTGGCGCGATGGGCGTGACGAAGGCGGTCGGCGGTGAACTTGGGCTGCAGGCCGGCGGTGGCGCCGCTGGCGAAGCGGTCGCGCAGCTCGGTACCGATGAGTACAAGCCGGGCGACATCCTGATGGAAGCGATCGCGGAGATCCCGTCTGGTGTCGTGGAAGTACCGGCGAACGTGCGCCATGCGATCGAGAACGGCCAATGGAACCAGCGGCGGGCAGAGATTGCCCATCAGGACGCACAAGCCATCGCCGCGCTATCCCAGATTGCCGCCGCCTCCAAGGTGCGCCAGCGCGATGCGGCGACGTTCGAGGCGTTCGTCAAGGGCGTGACCGAGGATGGCCCGGTCGAAAATCTGTACATCGACGCCAATGCGCTGATGCAGTCGGGTGTGGCCGAGCAGGTCGCGCAAGCCTCGCCGGCCGTGGCCGAGCAGCTTGAGATGGCGGCAGCCACGGGCGGGCAGATCCGCATCCCGCTGGCAGAATACGCTGCCACGCTGGCCGGGCAGTTCGATGCGCAGCTGATCCCGAACCTCAAGACCGACCCGCAGGGCTTCAGTCAGGCCGAAGCGGTCGAGTACATGCAGACGCAGGGCGAAACGCTGCGGCAGGAATTCCAGCGCGTGCTGGCCGAGCAGCAGGACGACGCGACATTCAAGGCCTCGGCCGAGACGGTCAAGGCCGGCGTGCTTGGGCAACTGGACGCAACCGGCCGGTTCACCGGCGAGGTGCGCGACGCCTATGCCTCGTTCGTGTCGAACTATTACGCCGTCACGGCCGCGAAGCTCGGCACGACACCGGACGCGCTGTTCGCGCAGTATCCGCTGCGGGTCGTGGCGGAGGGCGTTGAGTGGGCGCAATTCGAGCAGGCGGCGAATACAGCCACACAGCAGGCCATGGAGAAATGGAAGGCGTCACTGTCGAACGTCTCGCAGCAGCGTTTGAACTACGCTCCGGCGCTTGAAACACCGACAGTCCTGCGCTCGATGGGGGTGAAGGAATCGAAGCTCTCGTTTCCGACGCGCATCATCCAGGAAAACCATCTGCGGCATCCGGACGTGCCGATGTCTGTCTATGAGAACCTGCCGGCGCTGCTGGCTGACCCCTTGTTCATCTACACGCACAAGGACGGCGGGCTGCGGGCGATCATCGACGCAACGACGGAGAACGGAGAACCCATCGCTGTCGGTATAGGGCAGCGCATCCAGACGATAACGCCGATCCACGACAGCGATACCGAGACCGGAGTGCAGCGCGTTCATGCCGCAGTTGCGCGTGCGGCTCAGCAACCTGGCACAAAGGTCTACGCCAGAAACGAAGAAGCCCTCGTAAAGACGAGGGCTTCGGTTGGGGCGCCTTCTGGCACGATTCCATTACGGCGGGATTCCCACAACAGAGCCACTATATTCACCCGCCAGCATCTTGTCAAACGGCTCGGGGATGACTTCTACCAGGGCGGTGGCGCCCGCGGCTCTTTCAGCCCGTCGACCAACACCATCGCGCTGCTGAAGAACGCCGACCTCTCGACATTCCTGCACGAAACCGGGCATTTCTTCCTCGAAATGACCGCCGACCTCGCGGACCGGACCGACGCGCCGGCTGCGCTGCGGCAGGACATGCAGACCCTGCTCGACTGGTTCGGCGTCAAGGATCTCGCCGAGTGGTCCGCGCTGTCGATGGACGAGAAGCGCGCCTACCACGAGAAATGGGCCGAAGGGTTCGAGAAATACCTGTTCGAGGGCAAGGCGCCGTCGCTCGAAATGCAGGGACTGTTCCAGCGCTTCCGCGCGTGGATGCTCAACGTCTACAAGTCGCTCAAGGCGATGCGCGTCGAACTGACCGACGAAGTGCGCGGCGTGATGGACCGCATGCTGGCGACGACCGAGCAGATCCAGTCCGCCGAGATGGCGCGCTCGATGCTGCCGCTGTTCCAGACGCCCGAGCAGGCCGGCATGACGCCGGAGGAATTCAAGGCGTACCACGACCAGGCGCTGCAGGCCACGCAGGATGCCATCGAGGAACTGCAAAGCCGCGGGCTGCGCGACATGCAGTGGCTGGCGGGGGCGAAGTCGCGCGAGTTGCGGCGGCTGCAGGCCGGGGCGAAGAACCTGCGCGCCGAGGTGCGCCGGGAGGTGGCGGCCGAGGTTGGCGCCCAGCCGGTCTATCGAGCTATGCGCTTCCTTCGCTACGGCGAGTTGGAGATTCCGCCGGATTCCAACCGCACACAGCGACGCATCGCCCAGGAGGCAAACCTCAGCGGTACCAAGCTCTCCCTGCCCGCGCTCAAAAAAATGTACGGAGAAGAAGGCAACGCGATCTGGCGCAACCTCTCTACCGGCAAGACGGGGCTTGCCGCAACCGAAGGCATGCACCCTGACATGGTGGCGGAGCTATTCGGCTTCACCTCGGGGGATCACCTGGTGCGCGAGCTGCTCGCCGCCGACCCGATGAAGGATGTCGTCGAGGCCATCACCGACCAACACATGCTGGAACGCCATGGTGACCTTGCCACACCGCAGGCACTGGAACGCGCGGCCGATGCCGCGATCCACAATGCGGCCCGTGCCCGCTTCGTGACGACCGAATACAACGCGCTCGCGCAGGCCACGGGACAGCCCAGGATCATTGCCGAAGCGGCGCGGCAACTCGCCGGCGACATGATCGCGCGCCAGCGCTTGCGCGACCTGAGGTCCGGGCAATATACCGGGGCCGAGGCGAAGGCTGCCCGTGCGGCGCAGAAGGCCATGAATGCCGGCGACCTTGCCGGCGCGGCCGCACAGCAGCGCAACCGGGTGCTGAACCTGAATCTGGCCCGCGCGGTGCATCAGGCGCAGAACGAGGAGCAGGTCGGCGTGCGCTACCTGCGGAAGTTCGGCAAGGCGTCCGTGCGCAGGAACATCGACGCCGACTATACCGACCAGATCGATGCGCTGCTGGAACGCTACGACCTCGGCACACTCAGCAACAAGGCGGCGGACAAGCGCGCCCGGCTGGCCGACTGGATCGAGTCGCAGAAGAAGCAGGGCATCGAGCCCGACCTGCCGGCGCATCTGCTGGATGAAGCGCAGCGCAAGCCGTACCGGGATATGACGGTCGAGGAGTTTCGCGGGCTGGTGGCAGCCGTGAAGAAGATTGAACACCTCGGCCGGCTGAAGAACCGCCTGCTGACGGCCCGCGATCAGCAGAACTACGAGGCGGCGCGTGACGAGATCGTGGCCAGCATCATCGAACATGCTGGGGACCGCAAAGCAGACACCCGAGAACCCGTCACGGCGATGGGGCGGTCCACGAAGGGGCTGCGCCAGTTCTTTGCCTCGCACCTGCGCGCCTCGTCGATCGCGCGCATTCTCGATGGCGGCAGGGATGGCGGGCCGGTGTGGGAATACCTGATCCGCCCGGCGAACGATCGCGCAGACATGGAAACCGTGATGCGCCAGCAGGCCACGGAACAACTGACGGCAATCCTGAAGCCGGTCCTCGCACTCGGCAAGATGGAAGGCAAGGGAACGTTCTTTCCGTCGCTGAAGACCAGCCTGAACCGCGAACAGCGCATTGCCATCGCGCTGAACACGGGCAACGTCGGCAATATGCAGAGGCTGTTAGACGGCGAGGGGTGGTCACGCGAGCAGATCGCGCCGGTTCTGCAAAGCCTGAGCGTCGAGGAGTGGCGCGCGGTGCAGGCGATATGGGACCACTTCGAGCAGTACCGTCCGCTGATCGCGGAAAAGGAACGGCGCGTTTATGGCGTCGAGCCAGAGTGGGTGCAGCCGGTTCCGTTTGTGGCGCTCGCTGCGGATGGTTCGCAGGTTGCTATGCGCGGCGGTTACTACCCGGTCAAGTACGACCCGAATGCGTCGATGCGTGCCGAGGAGCACGCCGACGCCGAGGACGCCAAGGCTATGATGCAGGCCGGATACACGTCCGCCACGACGCGGCGCAGTTTCACCAAGGCACGTGTCGAGGAGGTCAAGGGGCGCCCGCTGCTCTACTCGCTGGCCGGGCTGTATTCCGGGGTCAATGAGGTCATCCACGACTTGAGTTGGCACGAGTTCCTGATCGATGCCAACAAGCTGATGCGATCCGACTCGATCGACGAAGCAATCCGAGAAGCCTATGGGCCAGAGTGGAAGGAGCAGTTCAAAACCTGGCTGCGCGACGTGGCGCAGGGCGACCGGCAAATCCTGCACCCGATGGAGCGCGCGGTTGGCCGCTTGCGTCATGGCGTGTCCATTGCAGGGCTGGGCTTCAACGTCATGTCGGCAGCCATCCAGCCGCTTGGTTTCACGCAATCAATCGTCAGGATCGGCCCAAAATACGCCGCGCAGGGGTTGGGCCGCCTGTTCGCCAACCCGCTGCAACTGTCGCGCGACATCAACGCGAAGTCCATATTCATGGAAGAGCGGGCGCGTACCCGATTCCGCGAGTTGAACGAGTTGCGCAACCAGGTGCAGGGCAAGACGACCGCCATGCAGCAGATGGAACGTTACGCCTACAGCATGATGCTGACCATGCAGCGCGCGGTGGACCTGCCGACATGGTGGGGCGCCTACGAAAAGGCGCAGGCGGAAGGCAACGACGAAGCACGATCCGTCGCCCTGGCGGATCAGGCCGTGAAGGATTCGCAGGGGTCGGGCATGACGATGGACCTGTCCGCCATCGAGCGCGGCGGGCCGTTCGTCAAGCTGTTTACGACCTTCTACACCTTCATGGGGTCCGCCTTCAATCTCGGCGTGACGCAGACCATGGCGGCCGACACGGCGGCAAAACGGGCAAAGCTTACCTCCGATTACCTGCTGATCTATGTCCTGCCGCCCGCCATGGGACTGGCGCTCAAGGCCGCATTGACTCCTGGCGATTCAGGCGACGACGATCCGGAGAAGCTGGCGAAAAAGCTGGCGGCAGAGCAGGTGAGTTTCCTGATGGGCATGATGGTCGGACTGCGCGAGTTCTCCAACGTCTCGAGTGTGATCACTGGCAAGCCGAACGACTACGCCGGACCGGCAGGGCTGCGTGCGGTGTCGGATTCGATCAAGCTATCGCAGCAGACGGCGCAAGGCGAGTTCGATACCGCTTTCCGCAAGGCATTTGTCAACACGGCCGGCGACTTCTTCGGTCTGCCGTCTGCCCAACTCAATCGCTCGATCACCGGCATCGAAGCGCTCAGTGAGGGCAAGACCGACAACCCGGCTGCTGTCATTTTTGGTTATCAGGAACCCCGCTGACGCCGGCATGGCGGGCACATAACGCGGGAATCGGCAGGGACAATTGCGGCGTTCTCTGAGAGGGCACCACGCATGACCATTTCCTCCGAAGACCGCGTTGCCGGTCCCTTTGCCGGCAACGGCATCACCGTTGCATTCCCCTTTGCGTTCAAGGTTTTCTCCGGCGCCGATCTGCGGGTGATCCACACCGACGTGGATGGGGTCGAGTCAGACCAAACGCTGACGACGCATTACACGGTATCGCTCAACGCCGATCAGGATGTGTCACCGGGCGGCACGGTCACGATGGTAACGGCGCCGGCTTCGGGGACGAAACTGACCGTGACGACGGATATTGACTCGCTGCAGACAGCCGACCTGACCAACGGTGGCGGCTTCTATCCGCAGGTGATTGAAAACGCGCTAGACCGTAGCGTGATGCTGATCCAGCAGATCGAAGAGCAGGTAGGCCGTGCCGTTACGGTGCCGATTTCGTCGGGGCTCGGCGCGGGCGCGTTGCCGTCTCCGCTCGCCTCCGCGCTGCTCGGGTGGAATGCAATCGGCAACGGACTGCAGAACTACCCGCCCTCGGACCCGTCCGCCTTCTCGGCTGCGTTTGGTTCGACAGCGGGCGCCGGTCTTGTCGGGTTTTCGCACGCGTCGAGCTATCCGGCATCGACCGTCGGAGCGACCCTGCGGGCTCGCGGCATCTGTGTCAAGGACGCGCCCTACAACGCGACCGGCGACGGTTCGACGGACGATCAGGCCGCGATTCAGGCCGCGATCGACGCGGCATCCGCAACCGGCGGTGCGGTCTACTTCCCGGCAGGAACCTATCTCGTTGCGTCATCCCTGACGCTCAAACCGCGCGTGATCCTGCTTGGCGATGCCGATGCGCAAATCAAATGGGTCGGCGGCGCGGGAACGGTCATCACCAGCGGCACAACGACGCTACTGTACGAATCCGGCATCTGCGGCATCGACATCGATTCGAACACCGCGACGACCGCGCTGCTGCTCAACTCGCCGACGTTCTGCCGCTTCGAAAACATTCGCATCTCGGCCAATTCGGCCGCGCAGGTCTGTATCGATATACAGTGCAACGGCTCTGGCGAAACCAACGCATGGGGCAACCGCAACGCCTGGGCCAACCGCTTCGACGCGATCTGGCAAGACGGCACCTGCGGCACCGGCCTGCGCATGCAGGGCGACGGCCCGACCGGCGGGCCGCCCACGGCTGTCGTCACGCTGAACACCTTCCGCCACGTGCTGTTCACCGGCATTGCGGTGCGCGGATTCGACTTCGCGGAATGGGTGGATTCGAACTACTTCGATGGCATCAGCTACGCCTATCTGATCGCAAACAACGCGGTCGGCGCCGAGTTCAACACGGCAAACCCGACCGGCAATCACGGGGTCTATGCGAACAACTTTTCGCACCTTGCCGTGGATTCCTTCGGCGTCTATACCGGTCGCGTCGCGCTGAAGCTGAACTACTGCAAGAACATCCTGATAGACAACTTCTTCAACGACCCGATAGCCGAGGGCGGGGATATCGTGGTGTCGGCGACGGATACCTACTCGTATCGCATCGGGCACCATAAAGGCGGCACGAACGAGGTGCGCATTCTCGAGAAAGGGATGGTCCACTACGGTGGCGCGGTATTCCGCGGCGTCTCGACCGAGACGGTCGGCATCGAGGTCGGGAACGGGCGGACGGGAGACGGCGTTTCGAACATCGATCTGGTCGGCGACGCGACTTACACCGATTTTGGTCTGCGCATCGTCCGCAATGCCGGGGCGAACGCGAATTCTCAAGTCATTCATCGCGGCACAGGCGTGTTGTCGCTGTACATGCAGGATGCCGGCAGCGCATTCAACCTATACAACTCGGCAGGGACGGTGCTGATTGCTGCAAACGATACCGGGATCGGCTTCCACGGCACGGCGCCAATCGCCAAGCCTACCGTCACCGGATCAAAGGCCAGCAACGCGGCGCTTGCCTCGCTATGCACAGCACTGGCCAACCTTGGCTGGATTACCAATAGCACAACGTAACCGTGCCATGACAGACTGGAAAACCTTTGTACCCTTCGTGCTCGCCACCGGACAGCACCCGCCGCTGAACATGACCCGCGTGATCGAGAGTCTGATCATCGCGGCCGTGACAGGCGCAATCACCATGTGGGGCGTGCAGCAGCAGGTGCAGGTAGAAATCAATGCGCTCAAGGTGCAGAACGTTCGCATCGAGGCAGCGTTGGCGGAGTTGCAGAATGGCGTGCATCGCATCGACGTAGCGCAGGCGCGCGCCGAGGCGCGGCAGGATGGGGCGCGCAAGTGACGCCCAGCCGATTCCAGCGCTCCATGGCCTTCGCCTTTCACGTCGAGGGCGGGCATGCGCATCACCCGCTCGACCGTGGGGGGGAGACGCATTATGGCATTACCCAATCGACTTATGCGCTCTGGCGCGCGGCACAGAAGTTGCCACAGCAGCCGGTCAAGTTAATCACGCGCGATGAGGCGGAATCGATCTACCGCGATTTCTACTGGATCGCGGGAAACTGCGACGAGTTGCCGGCGCCGGTCGATATGGTGCATTTCGACGCCTGCGTCAATCACGGCGTGGGCAAGGCGGCGCGCATGCTGCAGTCCGTCGCCGCCGTGATGCCTGATGGCGACATCGGCCCGGTCACGCTGGCGGCCGTGCGCGCGGCAGACCCCGACTTGCTCGCGCGACGTTACGTCGAGCGGCGGCGCAAGTTCTACGGCGAGATCGTCGCCGCAATCCCGAGCCAGGCCGTGTTTCAGCGCGGCTGGCTCAATCGCATGGATGCACTGACCAAGGAGATTCAAATTGCGTAAATTGATTGTTGCCGCGGCGCTCGGCGTCGCGGCGTCGTCCACCTTCGCCGGCTCGGCGAATCTCGCGTGGAACGCCAGCGCAACGACCGGGCAAAACGCACCGACCGGCTATAACGTCTATTTCGGCACCACCAAGGGCGGTCCGTACCCGACCAAGCAGGCGGCGGGACTGAACCTGACCGCGACCGTGCCGAACCTGACGGGCGGCTTGCAATACTGCTTTGTCGTGACCGCCTTCAACACGGCCGGCGAAAGCGGCTTCAGCAATGAGGCGTGCGCAGCGATCCCTTTTCCGCCAGCCGACAGCGCACCGAGCGCGCCTGCAGCAGCGCCGAGCGTAACCGCGACGCCTTGAGCTGTTGGCTACTCGATCAACTATTCCGGCGCGGATTCTTGAAACAGGAGTGAGCCATGACGCGACTTTGGGCGATCATCACCGCGCTGCAGGCCGGGCGCGAGCTGGGCAACGTCGAGCGGTGGAAGAACGTTCAGGCCGTCACGGCTGCGCTCGTGGCGCTGCTTTCGGCGCTGTCGGCGTTCCTGCCGCCGGAGCTGCGGCCCGATGATGCGCAAGTCGCGTCGCTTGCTGGCGGCGCCGCTACTCTCGGCAGCCTGCTCGTCGTGTATTGGACCTACGCCACAAGCAAGCGCGTGGGACTGCCGCCCGGCGGGGCTGAGCCTCTTGACCCGCCCGACCTCGGCATCCCCCGCGCCGACTGATCTGCCGGGACTCGTCGCGCGCATCGAGGGCGCGATGATCTACGGCCGTTGCACTTTTTGACAGAGGAGCATGACCATGCAATACATCACCATCCTGCGCACGATCCTCGCGCTGCTGCCGACCATCATCGAGGTAATCAAGGCGATCGAAGCCGCGATTCCCGGCACAGGGCAGGGCAAAGCCAAACTGGAGGCGGTGCGCCAGATCCTCGAAGCGAGCAGCGCGGTGGCCGGCGAGACGGCCAATCAGTTTGCGGCGCTGTGGCCCGCACTGCAGGTGAGCATCGGCGCGATCGTGGCGCTGTTCAATTCGTCCGGCGTGTTCAGGTCGCGCAACTCGGACACTGACGCGCAGACGTGACCCTAATCCGCACCTACATCCTGGGGCTGCGCCTGCGCGCCGATGCGCCGTGGCCGAGCCAGATCAAGGGGCGGGCTGGTCGGTGGTTGAGGTTGCGGGTGATACAATTGCTGCAGGCTTAGCCCTACGAGGTCATCGACGAGGATGGCCGCCTTCGACGCTCGGGAAATCCCGAGCGTTGTCGTTTTCAGAGCCCATTCCGGGCGGCTTTACACGTGGCAAACCCCGCAAACCCACGTTCTACAGGGAACCATACCGCCTGCAAAGCCGTGTACGCCGGTTCGATTCCGACCCCCGCCTCCA